CACACCACAGACAAAACGTCGATAACATCATTAGTTAAGTCATAGGAGTTTGTAGAGGCGGTGGTTGTGAACGAGCGTCTTTTGATAGTCCACTGGTTCAAACCACGGTTAGCCCAATCCGCGAAGAGCAGATTGAGAGAGCGTTTTGCGGTGCGGGCATCGTATCCCGTCTTAAATTCGAGCCCGCACCGCTCAAAAGCTTCTTCGATGTAATCATCGACCTGAAGCTCAAAGTCTTTTGAACCGGACGTAGTCATTACTTCTTAACCCTACCGCCCTTACGCATCATCTTTTTGGCTTTTGCCATACCGCCGCCACGCATCATTACCGGCTTTTTCTTAGCAGCTTTAGCTGCGCCACCACGCATCATCTTCTTTGCTGCACCGCCGCGCATCATCTTCTTAGGCTTTTTTGTCATCTTTCAGTCTCCGGTATAACTCTCGTCTTTGTTCATACAAAAAGTCAGCGTTATAATACTCTTGGCAATCTTTATAGTAACCCTGCTTTCGTAATGTATCAGACGCTTCCTGTAGTTTTGAAAGCCGCTGTAAGAATATCATAGCATAAGACGAATCAACAGTCGATTCAAACCCCTCGTTGTCAAGAAGCTCGTTACCTTCATCTTCTGGATGGAAGCCCATTAAGAACATGTCACGATTTATGAACATTCCTTCAGAAATAACGTGATTTAACTGATCCAAATAGTCATCCATTTCGTCTAAAGGTAGAGGGGCAAAATCTACCAAAATCACCACATCTTTGCTGTCATCCCATTGGGAGACAAGCTTGTATAAGTCCTGCCAATCTTTTGAATACTTAAAACAAAAGCCTACACGGTCTTCTGCCCACGCCTTCTTAGCAAATGGACAAGCCGGTAGGCCATTATAGTATTCATTGGGTATTTCTAATGCGTGTGCAGACCATTCGCGCATCTCACGCTTGATGGCCTCTTCCGTTTGAAAATCCATGTGCCCCCTCAGAATTGTGTTACAGACCCCTTTGTGCGCTTCCGACGCCCGTTCATGACAGATCCGCATCCCCTAGCCACAGCGGTCCCAGCCACCTTTTTACCGCGGAAAGGACGCTTGACCGGTCCCCCGCTGGCAAGGTTTGTGACCTTTGCGGCTTTTGTGTTTGATACCACTGTCTTGCCTTTTGAGCCTGCGCGTTTCTTTTTTCGCGCTGTAGACGCTCTTTGAGACTTTGAGAGGCTTCTCGCCTTTGAAGATGGTAGGCAGCGGTCTGGGTTCTTTTTGTCCTTAGATGTACCGCACTCACCTTTGATATTGCCTGAACTGTCAATACGCACCCATTTCTGGTCTAGCCATTTTTTTAGCTCACCCATTACTTTTTCTTTCTTTTAGAACCTTTAGCATAATTGGGGTCTTTACAGTATTTAGACGCCGCTAGGTTAGCATACGCAGAAGGATATGTGTCAAAGGTACGCTTTGCCCATGCTTTACCCGCAGGACAAATCTTAGAACCTTTGCTCTTACTGCTTACGCGCCCACCTTTTCTAAAGTAGGTAGGAGTAACTTTTTTAGGTTTTGGGCCAGTGTTAATCTGACGACGCATTGAGGACCGCGACATCATCGGCTTTCTCCATCAGGAATTGTTGCCACATAGGCTTTATCATTTCGTAATTAGCTGTAACACGTTCTTCTGTATTACTAACTTTTTCATGTGTAACAGCAAGCTCAGTTTTAACATCCACCACATTCATGCCAAGCCAACCCAGAAAACCTAATATAGCCGCGCTCACTAATCCATTTAAGTTTAACATTTCCAACGTCTCCGTGCTTGTCTAAGACGGCTATTTGGGTTCTTAGCAGCCTTAGGAAACTTCTTCATCTGACCAGCAGAACGAGCGCAGTAAGATTTACGACGCTTGGCAGCGGCGGACCCCTTTTTGACTTTGCCCGTTACAGCAGTTTTCAACTTAGACCCTGGGTTGGCTCTTCTATATGCCGCCACACCAGCTTTGGTCATCCCCGCCCCAGACTTTGTAGGGCGAAAATTCTTCTTGTTACGAGGTGGCATTTTAGCTTTTTTACGTTCAGCCATCTAATCCGCTCCCGTTTTTGATATAAACGAAGTCCAGCCCTGCGGAAACCTCGACATTAGCGGAACCCGAGTCCGCTATGGCTCGAACTTCAATGTCTGTCTTTTCTGTAAACTTTAAAGGAAAGTGGTAATATTGGTGTATATCTCCACCGTCTACCTGTATTCCAAACTTATCCTTCACCTGAAAAACTTCGCCATCAGGACGAGCTACAATAGTGGCAGTTAATAGTTTGTTAGAAGTTGTGCAAGCAGCAGTAACGTGGCTCCCATGAAGATAAGCGGTATGCCCCGCAGGAACTGTCCATAAAGCCATGAGCGTCTGATTGTCTCCTACTGCAATAGTAGCAAACTTATTTGCGGGGACGCCCGCAGTCACAGTGCCTGTGCCCGCATATACTACACCCGCGTTCTGACCACCTGTGCCCGCAGACTTAACAATCATCCGGTACACTCTAATAAAAGAATTTGTAGTGTCTACCGCGGTTTGACCGTTTAAAGTGATCGTCTCAGTTATTTCGTTGTAATCTGCATTTAAGCCTGAAATAAGCACAGTTCTTGCACCCGTGCCTGCTGAGGTATCGGCAGTAGAACTGCTTGAAACTTTTAACACAGAAGCGGCAGATAGATAACTGTACAACCCACCCTCTGCCCATATGGTTTCTAAAGAATTATCTACATCTGGATTAAAGCCAAACTTAAATTGAGGATAGTGATAGCCCACATGCCCACGAGATACTTGAAGCCCAAAAGGCTCCGAAGTTCCAACTCTTGTTATTGAACTCACTTCTCTAGACATGTGAGCCTCTCTTAGTTGTAGAACACCGTTGCTGCTGTAATATTTGTGAAAGTAGAGACATAAATGTCACTCACACGAATACCTTCAGCAGGGATGTTCACAGAGTGTGTTGTAGATGCGTTAAAGTCCAAATCCAGCACGGTAGACCCGCCGTTACCATCGGTGACGGTAAGACGGGGAGTACCGGTGGTTGTCTTCAACTGTATCTGACGAATACGCGCAGGACCGACAGCGAGTGACCCCGTTGCAGTAATGCGCTTTGATTTTACATCAGAGTCAGCCATGTCATGATTCCTTATGCAGCAGCAGTTGCGCCAGTATCTACACGAATCCAGTTAGAACCGTCAGAGAACACCAGGTTGCCTGTTCCGTTACCCGCAGTTTCAGAGGCTTTACGAGCGTCGGACACATAGTAAATGTAGCCTTCATTAGCTGCTGCGGCAGTTGGAAGATTTGCAAAAAGGATTGGGTTTGCCCAGAAAGCGGTATCTACTTTCACGGGACCTGAAAAGGTTGTACGAGCCATGTTTATCTCCTGTCGTGGCTAGTGTCAGCCGCACCATGCGACTGTCAGGGATGACTAACTATACTACAGAAACACGCGCATTAAAAGCCAAGCTTATTCTGACCGTGTCAGAATTGTTTGGAGTAACACAGTGTTTTAAATGCGAAGGAAAAACAATTAACTTTCTGTCCTGAGGTACGAACTTCCCCAGTGTTGGAAATATGTTTTGATTTGGAGCGCGTTCAATTAGATCAATAGAAGGGTTGAAAAAAGTTAAATCCCCACCTTCTTCCGGGGCCTTTATGTAATACACCGCAGAAAAATCTGAGCAAGGATGCGTGTGGATTGCATTGTACGCATTACGTCGATTTACAATAATCCAAAAATTATCTATCTCAACAAAAGGCTTTTCAATCAACTGAGAAGCATAAGCTTCCATACTAGAGATTACAAACCGGTATAATTCTTCTGGCAAATCTTCTACACAGAGATTTTGTGAATGAAATCCCCCGACATTTGAAGCCTGTTTACCTTCGGCCTTCTCTAATTCAAGTGCTTTTAAAAAAATTTCCTGATTCGCTTCATCATTCTTAAAGTCAAAGACACCTAACTTTACTGGAAATATGTCCACATAAGTGTCATCCATGACGACATACCCTTATGTTTCCGCTAAGTGTGATTCTTTCCCCTTCAGAATTATTAGGGACAACGGAATGTTCAAGAAAAGACGGGAAAATAATTACTTCTCCTTGTGAAAGATCAAAATCCACTGTCTGCCTTGAAAAAATCAACCCAGATGCGTGTCTTATGTCCGCCAACAAGAACGAGTCTTTGTTATGAAACCTTAAAAAAGAATGTGAGGGAGAGGTCTTATGAACATAAACAAATGAAACCGTTGAGCTTGGATGATTATGTTGCTCTTGAAACTTTCCGCCAAAATAACGATTTACCCAAAACTCTGAGGTTTCAATTTTTATTGGGCAGTCCTCTGAAAGAGGGGATAGGTAATTAACAACAAAAGGAAATATGTCTCTCTCTATCAAAGAAGATAAGGCTTTGTAAGATTCAGACTGAACCCTATTCTTATTAAAATAAGAGGTCTCTACAGAACAGTTCCAAACCTTGTTGTCTTCTAAAAAAGACAAAAAATCAGACGCCGACAATAAAGCGTCTATGTCTGAGTTTATAACTTTTGCTCTGTATATAGGTGTTGAAAAAAGATTTATATCCGTCATAACACTGCCCCTTTGAAAAAGAATACAACAAAAAAGGGCGGCATGGAAGCCGCCCTTAAATGTTGCATGTGAAACAGTGTTATGCGCCGGGTGTACCGAACACTGAACGCCAATCAGAGACGCCGAAGCTGTAACGCTCACGGGCCTTGAAGCGC